TGGCCCTTGAGGAAGTCCTTGATCTCCTGTGTGGCGGTCCCAGCGGCGACCATCTGCTGTACGGTCGCCTTCATGGCGGCGCTCAGATGGCCCGCTTCGTCCGTCGCGTCCTTGAGCAACTTCGGCCAATCGGTGACGACCTGGGTGACCTCTGCGGCCTTCTTCTTTGTGCCGCCGAAGAGGCCCGCGATCAAGCCCACGCCGCCGCCGATGAGGGCGCCGATGCCGGTGCCGCCTGGCCCGAACGCGGTACCGATGGCCGCGCCAGCCGCGGCCCCGGTGCCGATGCCGGAGATCACGTTCATTGCCTTATTGCCGGAGCTGGTCACATTGCCCAGCGCCACGGCCAACGTGCTCGCGGCGGCGGCCATCTGTACGAGGCCCGCACCCGTCGAGATCGTCTTCTCGCGCATCCCTGAGAGGGCGTTCGTGAACTGGCTGGTGCCCTCTGCCGCGCCGGCCATGCCGCCGACGATGGTAGCGAGGGTGCCGAGGTCTTTGCCGCCGGAGATCTGCGACATCTCCGAGAGCGCCCCTGACAACTGGCGTAGCGCGCCAGCGGTCTGCGCCGACTCACGGGCGACACGCTGCATGCGCGTCTCCGTGTTCAAGAGCGCGGGATTGACCTGGTCGACGGCGCCCTTGAACCCGACCCACGCGAAGCCGGCCGCCTGGAGCGGGGGCAGGATCTTCTGCACTTGGCCCGTGAGCTCGGCGAGCTGGTCGGTGGTCAGCCCGGTGACCTCAGCGGCCGACAGCCCTTGCGTGACGTACTCCCCGATCGTGACGTTGTATCGCTGCTGTAGCTGCGCTATAGGGCTGAGCGCCTGGGCCATCGCCTGGTATCGCTCGGCGAGCCGCACATTCCCGACCATCCTGGCCGCGGCCGCGCCCTCGGCGAACTTCTTGGCCACCGCGTCGAGCTGGTCCGGAAGCACCTTGGTCGGACCCCCGATCGCCGTGAGGACGCGCCCCATCTCCGCGGCATCCTTCAGCGCCGCGGCGCCGCCAAACGCGGCAACGGCGGCGTTGAACTTCTCCTGCTCAGCGGTGGTCGTCTTCAGCGCGCCGGCGGTGTCCCTAACCATGCTGGCGTAGACGCGCTGCTCCTCCTCGGAGAGCTTGAACTGTCTGGTGATGGCCTCGGTCGAGGCGCCCATCGCGACCGCGGCGGCGAGCTGCGGTCCCTGCGCGGCCACGACCTCGCCGATGTGGCTCTTCATTGACGCCAGTGCGGCGACATAGTCCTTGGCCGCAGCAATCGCCGGGGCTTGTGCGGCGACGACCGCTTTCGCGGCGGCCGCTTGCGCGTCGGCGGCGGCCTGCGCGGCATCGCTCGCGGCCAGCTCAGGGAAGAACTCGCCGCCGGCCATGCCCTGGACGGGCCTGACACCATTCGCGATGTCCTTGCCCAGGAGCACCAGGTTGCCGCCCAGATTGCGCGCCTTCGCGATCGTATTGTCGATGAAGTGGTCCCATTCATCGCCCGCCTTCGCGAGCGCCAGCACCTGCGCATCCCCGCTCTTGACGGCCGCGCGCGTCACGTCGTCGTAACCGTCCACGACCCGCGCCAACGCGAGGGCGCCCTTCTCGCCGAACAGATCGACGAGCACGGAGTTCCGCTCTTGCGACGGACCCAGCCGTTCCGCGGCCCGCAGCACCGCGTCCATCTGGTCTTCCGGCTTCAGGTCCGCGAGCTTGCCAAACGACAAACCCAGACGTTCGACGGCCGCCACGGTAGATGTGCCGCCAGCGAGAATGGCATCGCCAAGCCGGAACGCCCCCTTGGTCAGCACGTCCAGTTCGACGCCACCCTGCTTTGCGACCTGCTGCCACTCCTGCAGGCGCCCGAGGGATACGTCCAGCGCGCCACTCAGATCCTTGAGGTCGCCGGCGCTCTGCAGTGCCGCCGCACCGAAGCTGAAGAGCATCGATGCGCCCTTCTGGATGAGATTGGCGGCGGAGAATGCGGCGGCCATCTGCCCGACCGCGCCCACCAGGCTGGACGTGCTCGTGGTCGCGCTGGCAGTGGCGTTCTTCAGCGCCACCAGGTGTGCCGGGGCTTCTTGGCCCAGAGCGCGGTATTTCGCCAGTGCTTCGGTGACGGTGGCGTTGACGCGTCCCTGTTCAGCCTCCGTGAGTAGCGACGCGCCGCCGATCCGCTTCACCGCTTCCGCCATGCGCTCCGCTTCCGCAACGACCTTCTGCCCGGACACGTCCTCCATGAGCCGCTTTAGATCGCGGTTCACGGATTTCGTCGCGCGCTCGAACGTCTGCAGTTCCACTTCGGCCTTGTCGAGGCCGGCTTGGAATGCCTTGATGTCGAGCGCGAGCGACGCGGTCATCGCCATGGGCGGTTAGGGATCCGGTTTGCAGACGACGTCATTGAACCAATGAATCAGCGCGTTGTAGATGTGCTGATCCAAGGCCATCAGATCCCCGTAGGTGTATCCGAGCCGGAGGCAGAGGGCGAACTCGCCTCGGAGACGTTCCTGGGCGGCGTCGGCGTCGATGACCCACTCGCCATCGACGCAGACGAGTTTTTTGCCGCGTCGACAGCCTCCTCGTGGGCGTCGAGCGCCGCTTCGATCTCGGCGAAGGACTCGGCATCGAGGGCGCGCAGCGCCGCGGGCGAGAGCTTCATCGGCTTGCCGGCGGCGTCCTGGAACGACCAGTCGAGCAGCCAGGTCTCGGCGCGCGCAAACGCCATCTCCGCCCCGTCCAGGTGCACGCGCTGGCCGTCGGTCGAGACGCCGCCCTTGGCGGCCCGCGACAGGATGCCGCGCCGCTCCCCGACGGTGAGCTGGTGCTTCACCTCGAGCCAGTCGCCGTCGGTCAGTTCGAGCCGGTCGACGACCGGCTGCACAAATCGCACTCGCTTCCCCATGGTCCTACCTCCGTTCGGGACGACCCGCCACGATGCCGGTCACCGCGCGCCCGTCCACCACCAAGCGATCCGCGTTGCGCCAGATCCACCGCTGCGTGCCCACGGTGATCTCCAGCGTTCGCGGCCCGTCCTGGGTCATCCAGAAGTCGTCGACCGACACGGTCGACGCTTCGAAGTGCCACTCGCCGGAGGCGGCGGGGGTGAGCTTGAACGCGCCCAGTTCGGCAGCCACTTGGTAGCCGACCTTGATGCGTCCGTCCCGTCCCCGCAGCTCCAGCGAATGACCCATGTGCTAGCTCTCGATCAGGGCTTTCTGCTCCAGGACGTTGCCGCCATGAAGGTGCCCGAGATGGACACGGCGCCATTGGCGTCGGTGTCCAGCGACGCGCTGATCCAGGCGGTGCCGTAGTGGTACGCCGTCGGCGTCGTGATGAAGTTCGGGTACAGGTAGACCTTCACGGGCGTGGTCGAGTCCGCCGCCAGGAAGATGCTGTCGTTCGCGTCGTCCCAGAACCCCGAGAACGCGCCCGACACGTCCGGCTTGCCCTGGACGTAGGTCTTGTTGGTGTCTTCGAACGCCGTGACCTCCGCGGTGTCGGTCTTGCGGTCGAGGCTCCACTTGTTGACGCCCACGAGCGGCGAGGCCACGCCCGCGCCACTCGTGGAGAGGAAGACCCGTCCGAACTGTCCGTGCGATTTCGCCATGTGCTGTCGCTCCTACGCCACGCGCCGCCGACTCTCGACGAGCGCGGTCAGGTCCGTGATGACCTGTGATGCGCGGTGCACCCAGGACGACTCAGCCACCATGGCCGGCAGTGACGCCGCCGCTGCGGCCCGGCCGGCGTCATCCGCCAACCAGCGCCGAATCAGGGCCGCGGCCTCCGTCGCCGTGGTGAAGGTCGGCACGGCATCGCCGAACACCTCCCTCACCTCAGCCCGGGCTTCCGAAAGATGAAACGCGCCGCAAGCCGCCAGTTCGTAGGCCCGCGGGGAGAGCGACTGGGCCGACGCCGGCGCGATCCGCGGCGCCTGGCGGCCGAAGCCCTTCGAGCTCCGATAAAGGTTGAGACCGACCTTCGCGCGCCGGTAGAGCGCGGCGCTGACGGCGTTCGGCGTCGACTTGCCTCGCACGAACTGGCGGAGCGCGTCGCGCGTGCCCAAGGCATCCCAGTTGCCGTAGAGGCCAAGGTCGATCCCGGTCCAGTCGATCGCCCGGAACCATTCCACGCGTTCGCGGAACGCGCTGCCCACGAACACGACGTCATGGGCCGTCACGTCCTCGTCCCCTGGCTGCAGGCCAGGGCGGTGCCGTTCCGGGTGCCAGGCGTGCGGCAGGTAGCCCGAGTTCGGGCAAACCGATCGGAAGGCGTCGACGCTTGTCCGCTCGTTGGTCCAGCACCCGTGCGCAATCTGCGCGACCTTGAGTTCCTGTTCGAGGTCGTACGGTGATTCGGTGAACATCACGGTCACGAGCAGGCCCGCGCGCCGCATCAGCACCAGCACGTCGGGATGGAGATACATACCGCTCACCACTACGACGGCGTCCACCTGGTGCCGCAACGCACGCTCGAGCGCCCCCATGCTGGCCTGATAGAGCACGTCGGCCGGCGTGGGCCGCTCGAGCGACGGATCGCTCTTCTTCTTCAGGCGCCACGCCGTGAAGAGGAACTTCTGGGCGTTGACGATGCGCCCGTCGAGGGCGTAGCGAATGACGTCCACGCCGTGATGCTGCAGGCCGAACAGCAAGCCCGCTTCAACGTCCGCCGTAGACCAACTGGCGCCGGGCCCGACCACGAGGAGTCGCAGCGGCTTCATGGCGTGGGACTCACGACCACGAGCCAGGAGACGCCGCGGTGTTGCCAATAGACCGGGCCGTCGTCCTCGACGTAGCTGATGCGCTCCTCCCGTCGAGTACACGACAGCACGAAGCCGGGCACGGTGAGCGCCCCCAGCACGACCTCGGCCCGGTCGAGCGCCGCCTGGGCGCCGAGCGGACTGGTCGAGGGCGACACGAACTTGACCAGGTAGCGGCACTCCTCGAAGGCGCGCTCCGTAAAGGCGTAGACCTGCGGCGCGGACTGCAGGGTGACCAGGCCAAAGACCTGCGCGGGGTCCGCGACGGCCGACGACACCACGGCCTCCGGCGCGACGTCACGGAACACACCCCCCGGCGCGAGCGTGGTCAGCGTCGCGTCTCCCTTCAGGGCGTTCACGACGGCGATGTCGATGGCGCTCACGACTCGCGGGTCTCCAACGACCCCGTGAAGCCGGGCACGTGGACGGCCCGCAGGAACGCGCGGACCTGGTCCAGCATGCGGGCCCGCGCGCGAATCGCCCAGGGCACGAAGGTCGGCTTCGCTGGCATGACGCCGCGATAGGCCCCCGTGCCGGCGGTGAACCGGCGCACCGTGCCGTACTCGAACAAGTGCGCGTGCGGCGCGGCGTTGCGGACCTGGTAGCGGCGCGGGCCGCGCTTCTTCACCTGGATGCCGCCACGCAGGCCGCCGTCCTTGGCGGGATACCGCGAGGGCAGATCGGCGGCGAAGAGCCGCGCGTTGCTCTCGACGATGCGATCGAGCTCGACGTCAGCCGTCGCGCCCAACGCCTCGAGTGCAGCGCGAAACGCCGCCGTGTCGAGCTGCAGCTCCGCGCTCATTGCCGTCGCTCCTCGCAGCTCAACACGTAGGTCTTGTCGCGACCCTGCTCGTTCTCCATCCCGCGGATGAAGAGCAGTTGGGCGCCGTCCTTGCGCACCCGATGTTCGGGTGCCAGGTCGGTCCGGAAGTCCAGCTCGACCCGATGCGTGACGGGCGTTTCCTGGGTGCCGCCACTCGGACGATCGACGGCGCCCGCCGGCGCCGCTTCGACGGACGCCCAGACCCAGTCGTACGTGGTCCAGACGTTGACGTAGCCATCGCCAGAGGCGGTGCGGCCGGTGATGGACTGGAGCTCGACGTAGTGGCGCCGCTCGCCGGCGCGCCGCATCCTCACTGCCACTCCAGCGCCCGGTAGGGCGACCAGAAGTACTCGACCGTCATGGGAATGGGCGTCGCGATCGTGCCGAGCGCCACGGGCTCACGCATCTCGTAGAGGTGCGCCGCCAGCATCAGGATCCCGTGACGGATGTCTTCCGGCACGTCCTTCGCCGCGCCATAGCCGGCGACGAACTGTACCGAGACAGCCGCGGGGTGCTGGAAGGTGACGACCGGCCACGACTTGCCATTCGCCAGCACGAGTCGGCCCGCGAGGGCGTTCGGACCCTGAGGCGCCTCGACCACGTACTCAGTCGAGGCCAGCGTCTGCTCGACGCCGGTCGCGTCGAGATACTTCACCCACGTGACACTGGCAAGCGGCGGCTTGGGAATGCGCCACGACACTCCGCAGGGGAAGTCGGCGGCCGTCAGCATCCAGGTCTGCGTGATGAGGGCACGGCGCAGCTCGCGTTCCGCGCGACTGGTCGTCGCCCGAAGCAGGTGCTCGAGGAGCGCGTCCTCGATCGTCCTGGTGCCCAGGCGGAGGTGCGCACGCAGTTCAGGCACGCTGACCGGGAGCGACTGTGGCGCCTGCACTTGTGTCAGTGGCATGCCGCGGTTCTCCCAGCAACAACTCGGCACAGGTGCGCGTGGGAGGGGGATTCCTCACCACGCACCTGGCCGGACGTTCGCGTCAGCGGTGGTTAGCTGACGACCTGCTTGACGGTCGCGTCGTGCGACGGGACGCCGTAGCGAGCGTCGATGCCGAACACCGCGGCGCTGATCAGGCTGGCCGCCGTGCCGACGGTGATCGAGAGACGCACGTGCGTGAACGCGTTGGTCACGTCGAGCTCTTCGGAGCGGCAGTTGATCATCACGCTCTTGCCGTCGTCGCTGCCGGCCTTGGTCAGCTGCGTGATGGCCTTGCCGGTGATGTCCTTGGCGCCGGTGCCGCCGCTGTCGGTGGCCTGCTGCAGCTTGGCGTCCACGGTGGCCGACGCCCCGAGCACGCCGCACTGCAGCACGGCCAGGAGGTTCTCGTAGCGGGACATCGGCAGCCAGCCGGTGGTGACCGTGGCGGCCGCCTGCGAGATCGGCTGCAGGAAGGCCAGAAGGGTCGTCTTGTCGCTGCCCTTGAGATTCGGATTGCTCATGACGGTCTGTGCTCCTCGCGGTTGTCCGTGGAATGAGGCCCCGAATTACCGGGCGGCCAGCATCACGAAGTGGCTCTTCGAGTTGCTGCCCTTCGCGGCTGCCATCGGGGCGCTCAGGTACGGCTGGCCGCCGAGGCGGAAGGTCCAGCGGTAGGCCGTGGCGTTGTAGTCGAAATAGAGGTGGATGGACGACGCGAACTTCACGCCGCCGCGCTTGATGGCGGCGTAGTAGCCGGCCGGGTTCACCAGGGAGAGGTCGCCGACGGCGCCGAGCGTCTCGGCGTGCTCCGAGAACTTGATGGGATAGCCCATCAGCATGCCGCCGGGCGCTTCCCGGATGCCCGCGTTGGGCGGGGTGTAGATCGGCTGGTTGCCGATCGCCAGCGCCACGAGCTGCGGCACGGTGTCTCGGTTCGCGAGCCAGAACGGCGCGCCGCCGGCCGCGATGAGGCGCGAGTACATCTTCGTGACGTTGTTGGTCACGATGGTCGTCGCGGTCTGGCCGCCTTCCGCGGCCTGCGTGACCGAGCCGGGCGCGTTCTTCCAGCCCAGGGGCTGGCCGGCACCGGTGCCGGCGAAGATGGCCTCCTCGGCCTTCCAGGTGATGGCCGCCGCGGACTTGCGCGTCAGGCGGTTCTCCAGCCTGGGCGCGTCCTCGAGCAGCTCCTCGGTGGCCGAGACGAAGGCGTAGAGCTCGTGCAGGCGCACGGTGCGCGGCGCCACGACGGTCTTGGTGCCGGTCATGGCGGTGTTCTCACCGCGCCAGAAGGCGCGCACACCGACCGAGCCCCAGGGCGTGGTCTCGTCCGCTTCGATGTCGACCGCGTTGCTGTCGGTCGGCTCCGGGTCCATGGCCTGCACTAGGCCGTCCTCGCTAAAGATCAGCTCGAACACGCGGTTCGACAGGGCGGCGGGCACCATCCAGCCCTCGGCGTTGCCCGCCTCGGTGTGGGGGTTGCTCGGCGCCGCGGCCTGCACGCCGTTGCGGCCGATCTGCGCCAGGCGCGGGTCGACGCGGCCGCCGGGGATGCAGGCCATCCGCACGGCGACGCCGAAGTCCGCGGCGCCCTGGAAGCCCGCCCATGGGTCGTCCTCGGCCCGGTCGCGCACCTGCACGGAGGCGGCCGGCGTCGGGCGGCTGGTGTCGGCCACGGTGCTCCGGGCGCGCTCTTCGTCCAGCAGCCGCTCTTCGGCCTTGATGTCGGCGGACACGGTGTCGAGTTCGGCGAAGATCGCATCGCGGCGGGTGCGTTCCTCGGCCGTGAGATCCCGATTGGCCGCGGAGGCGCCGTCGACGAGCGCGCGCGCTTCCCGCGTGAGGTCGGCGGCCTTCTGTCGAAGTTGCTTGAGTCGCATTCCTGTGGCTCCCCTGAAAGGCCCGTACGCGCGAAAGGCGCGAAGTCTCCCCGTGCCCGGTCCACGGACCGGGTGGGGCAGATCCGCGCCTTCGATGGAAGGGCTGATGCTGCGTCGCACCACGCGCGCTACGCTCTCTATGGAGAGTCGCGGCGCATCAGTGCCTAGCTGTTGGTACCAGTGTCGCGGGTCAGCGCGTTTCTGTAATACGGGAACGTCGGAAGGCGGAGGCCCCTTCCATGCAGTCGCCGATCGCGGAGTCGAGCGCGTCGCGGCAGAACTCGGCCGGCGTCACGCCGTTCACTTCCGCTGCCGCCTGCAGATCCTCGCGCTGGCGGGTGGTGAGTCGGATGACGAAGACGCGGCAGGCAGACTCTGGTGACGGCCGACGGCCAGGCCGCGTGCGGTACTGCCGCCCAGCCTGGTCGACGAACGGCGCGGCCGACGGCCGTGGCCCTGGGTCAGCGGCCGTGGACATGCTCCTCTAGCTCCAGTCGCATGCGGGTCAGCGCCACCTGGGTGAGTGCTGGCGCGGCGTTCGCCGCGGCCTCGCGGTCACCGGCCTTGCCGGTCCCGTCGCAGCTCTCACACGGCTCCTGCCCCTGCGGATCGCTCATGAACCGCTCGGGCTTGAGGCCAGACCCTCGGCAGTCCGGGCAGATGTCGGTCGACGACATGTC